TCGGGAAGGCAGTGAAGCACCTTGACCTATTCAGCGGGATCGGAGGATTCGCCATTGCCGCCCGCCGATTCGGATGGCAGACCGTTGGGTTCTGCGAGATTGACCCGTTTTGCCTCGGCGTACTGGAGCAACAGTTTGGTGGTGACGGCTGGGTTTCCTTGCCAGGATCTCAGCATCGCGGGGCGCCAAGCCGGTCTCGAGAACGGGCAAAGGAGCTCGCTGGGATTGCTCCTGATTGGCTTGTTATCGAGAACGTCTACCACACCTGGCGTCGATGGATGCCCGAGCTGCGGCGCCGCTTGTATGAGCGAGGGTATTCCAGCGTGCCGCTTCGCGTGCGAGCCTCTGACGTTGGAGCGGTCCATCACCGAGCCCGTGGGTGGTTGGTTGCCCACGCCGACTGCGAGCGCTTACGGGAGCTGTCGGGGTGGTGGAGCAGGGAGGGCGGGGAAATGGCGGCCGAGCTTGCAGAGTCTTGGGATTCTGCACCCCGAAGATTGGGAACGGATGATGGGCTACCCTATTGGGTGGACCGACGTCATGCCCTCGGTAACGCGATCGTCCCTCGAGCTGCCGAGCTTATCTTTCAGGGAATAGTGGCAACGTTCTCGGGAGACTCTCTCAAATAGGTGTTGACACGGTAGCGCTATCGTGTATAGTGAACCCATGAGCAAGCAAAACCGACAAGCAGCCCGCCGCGACTACTTCGTGCGTCTTACGGATGCGAATGGCTCCCAAGAGGACGATGGCCGGGACGACGGCGGCGAGGGAATCCACCTGACCGAGGCTGAAGCACTTCGCCGCGCTACAACGCCCGGTTATTACCTGCCCACCTGGACTCCTGAAGTGATTCACTGGGGTTGAGGCCATGAGGAAGGGATACAAGTATCTGCCGTATAGCGGCACGTTTATCCGACTCACGGATGGATATGTGCTGTCCTGGGGGCGGGCCGAGGGTGGCGCCAGATTACAGAAGGGCGGGCACTTCTATCACGTCTCACCGCAGACGGTGAAAGCGCTGGAGCGTCAAGAGATCATCCGATGTACCAATCCTGGGGCGGCTATTCTGGAGTATGAGCTGCGATGAAAGCTGCTCAGAAGCTCGCTGCCAAGCGCTGCAAGGTCTGGCATGTCTGCGCGTGCGGTAAGCGCTTCAAAGGGCTGAAAACTGGTAAGCATTGCTCCGAGGCTTGTAAGCAGAGAGCTAAATATCAAAGGTCTATCAATGAGAGGTGCCCAGCATGCCATGGCTATGGCTTCGGCGGCGGCATCGACTACCCGGATGGTAGCTATCGTCCGACGCGCAATTGTTCTGAGTGCGGAGGAACCGGGAAAGTGCCTTCGCCTACTGGACCCAGTGGCGAATAGAAGGGGATAACAATGCCATTGTTATGGGATTCTTATTGGCCCCGCGGAGACGAACGATGAACGATTGCGCGCATCCGAAGATCGTGGCGTGGGTCGACACGAAGACTCAGAAGCCGGCCGCGCTATGGTCTTGCGCCGCGTGCGATCAACGATTCGTGCCAATGTCCGAGCTGTTAGCCGTAGAGTCCAAGCTAGGCGCTCTCGAGCAACTGAACGGTGCCAATATCGAGCGGTGTGGAGAGCTACAGTCCCGTCTAGACTCTGTGCTTAGAGCGGTTCGCGGGTTTTTGGCTGGCGAGATTGTCCGCGCTGACCTGGCATGGATGACGCGCGACGACAGTGCTGTAGAGAATCCGCTACATCGGTGCCCGGAGTGCAATGGCATCATGGATGCTCATCTGGGGAGTTGTAGCCGTGCCGTAGAGAGTCAGTTACCCAATACGGAGATATCTGCGCGGGCGCTAGAGGCCGGTGGATTTTGCCCGAACCATTGCATCAAGATGCCACGCCACGAAGGGCCGTGCGTATTCTTCTAGTGTCTGAGTGAGGCTAACCCGGATCGTACTCTTCCCCGCCCGTAGCCTTCTCGATCACCTTTAGCGCCTTGTCGTGCGCTGTCTGTAGACGTGCAGTGATTCGGTCTATCTTGTCCTGAGCCATCCCCGCAGGCGACTCCCAGGCGATGATGCAAATCCCGTTCTCATAGTGCGGGATCGTGATGGTGTCCTGACGGATCACGGGCCCCACGCCGTTGCAGATGATGATGTCTCCAGAGCCTGCCATGTCATTCCTTCTTGGGTAGATAAGCCTGAATCAGAGCCTTGTTCACTTCGTTCGCGATCCGGCCTTCCTCTGCATGGTTCAACGCCACTCGAGCTTCGGTCTTGGCCTGCTGAGCGATGAAGAGAGCATCAGCAGAGAGAGCTATACAAACCGCGAGCCCCAACATGAGGGCGATTAGAACCGGAGTCGAGAGCTGATTGACCTGGGTGAGATTCTGGACCGTGTTTCCGGAGTCTCTCACCTTTGCTCTCGATCGATCTGTTTTTGTAGGTATTCGATATGGGCTTCCTGCCTGCTCACTGTCTCCCGAAGTATCTGGATTTCGTCTTCCTGGCGTGCGTCTCGTGAGTCCTTCGCGCTCCACAGGTACCCTAATGTCAATATCAGCACCGATGTGATGACTGTCGCCCATGCTACAACTAGCTTAGTGTAATTGCCGTTTATGACCGGCGCCGGAACGTGTGGGCCATAGAAACGCCGATCGTCATAAAGCTCGCTGTCCTCTGAATCTTCGTAAGGTGGATCTGCCATTTCATAAGTTACATAGCTTGGCTAACGTTAGCATAGGCTTACAAACACTCCGAGTCTGTCAACCAAATGACACTTATAGCGGCTGGGATTGAATCGGGCTTTTGGTGAACCTGGCCGTTACATAGCTAACTGCAAGTGTAAAGAGCGAAGCAAAAGCCGCGCTTTGTAGAAGCTCATTCACCCAAGGCCATGGCCAGGGAATGCTCTGCAGAAGCTGTAGCAACAGAATCGAGCTACCGCCCGTAACGGCGAGCTTGGACGATGATCGGAGCGGGATGACGGGTTCGGTTCTCGTGAACTGCGTACCATCGGCCATAGTGACATTGGCTTGCTCAGGCATAACTCCCTCTGAATCCTCAAGTGGCGGAAGACCGTGCTTGGCACGGCGGCGGTTACGGAGAAGTCGAATCGGCCTAATGACCATCCACAGCTGTGCGAGCTCTAAAGCACCCATGTGGAGTACACCGTCTCTTTCTTGTCGTTGAGCGACGCAATCAGAAACTGTGGCATGTAGTCGTCAGCGTCCGCTGCAGGCAAACAAGACACATGCACCCAAGAGCCAAACTCCTTGATGCACTGCTTGAGCGGGATGTAGGGCGCCAGTGTTCTCACCTTGTCGGCGAGTTCGTCCAGTGACATACCTGCGGCCGTGATGTCTGCGGCGAGGCCCTTCATATGGTCGGAGTTCTTCGAGCCGTGGACCTCGACATTGAGCGGCCAGGATCGATAGCCGCTACTCACGATCACCGGACGGCTAATAGCGTTACGGATAGGTTCCAGGATCTGATCGCAGAGCCTGACGAGATTCTGAAAGACTTCTGCTGAGGGGTTATTGTCGATGCCTAAACGTGCCGCGGCTTGACTGACTGTGAGTTCTTCTTTGGTGAAGTGCGGCGTGAGCTGCGTCACGGCTGACCGACGAAGATCGCCGTGAAGGGTGCCGCGCGAACGGTACAGGCCGCACTCACCGTGGTCAGCGCCAAGCTGGGATAGGCAGCCGCCGCCTGTAGCTGATAAGTCCCGTTCAGCGACAAACTCCACATCGGACTGAACACGTCTTTGACGGTGATCGGAATGGCGTGCTGAGTCTGAATGCCCGAGGTGAGACTGGTCACACCGGCTACTGAAAACACGACGACTGCAGCGCTGATCGAGGTCGATACCGATGCCGCATGGAGTAAGGAGAAAACGAGCTGCGGACCCAGGCGTGAAAACACCACGTCTGCCGAGGCTGAAGCACGGCCTGCCACCGTCGCCCCTGACATGGCTTTGACTACAGCCTGAGTCGTGTAGAAAGACGGTGAGGGATTGAGACAGTTCCAGCCGCTGGCCGAAGAGTCATAGGCGAACTCATAGAGCTTGTTAGCCCGTAGAGCGCCGGCGTCGTACTTGTGTCCCCGCGTCCAGACCGGAGCTACATGCGCAGCCCCGCCCACGCTCGTGTTGAGCGGGGTAAAGAGATTGAACGTACAGCTCGTGCTCGTCTTGGTGCCAGTGCTCGGCCCCATCAGTACCTTGATTCGAGCACCATCAGGTGGAGATTGACCGGCCGATACGCTGGCGTAATAGGTAACAGAGACCCGAACCGTATTGACGTTACCGCTGTCCCTTGCGTAGATCGGGATGTCTCTAATGAACTCCTTGACCCGAAGATAATCTTCAGCGCTCGCCGCAGCCCCGACATTGGTGAGCTTATAGCCCGCCATCGGGATATTGGCCGTGGGGGAGTTCTGACCGTTTCGAGTGAGACACAGCGTCATCGCGGACGCTACGTCATCGAACTCGGTATCCATTCTGGTAGCCAGGATCTTGATCCCTGCACTACTATCCGCACTGAAGTTCTCGGCCCTTACATAGCCGCCTGCACCGTTCCAACCCAAGTGAGTCTCCTATGGATATCTGGACAATCTTGTTGATCGTCTATGTCGTGTGGGGACTACGACAAGGCGTGATCGAGAAAACGAGAGACTTGAACTAGAGTCCCGCCGCTCGCGCGTTCCTTAACTTCTCGCTGAGTTTCTTCTGTTCCTCAAGCGACAGAACGCCCCCACCAGCCGGCATCTGCTGTTGGTTTAGTAGCGCAGCTAGTCCCGCATTAGCCGCCGACATTCCTGGCCCCATCGCTAATGGCGCGGCAGCATTACTTCCAGTCCGAATCAATTGTTGCGCTAGATTGGCGTCTTTGAGTCTCGCGAGTAGAGCGCCATACTTACCGGCTTCACCGACTGCAGCGACTGCTCCAGCTCCCACTGGTCCACCCAAGGCGTATCCAGCTAGGGCAGGCAATCCAGACACGGGACCACGCACAGCACCCTTGCCGATAAATCGCAAGAAGTTAACGACGGGACCGCCTTGGGCAACTTTCTTAATAGCGGCCACTTCCTGATCGGTCCACATGGCGCGCTCGGCCTTGTCCCTGACGAGCGAGGTATAGAGATTTTTGAATCCAGCCCTGACCGCATTCTCCTTGCCTGACACGCTATATTCGCCGCCCTTCACATCGGCGATCTCCATCACATCATCGAGGACTTGAGCCTTGCTGTACTGAGACCACGAACTTCTGGCGTCTTTCAAAGCGGCAAGCGCTACCGGAGCATTACCGGCTTGGAGCTGCGCGGGTTGTAGGTTTTTCACTTCCGAGTCGATTGCTGCTATGCCTAACTTGGCGACGCGATTGTTGCCGGCGTCCGAAGTCATCGAGGCATCTCGAAAGAGTTGACGTGCTTGATCGAGCTTCGTCAGCGTGAAGCCTTTCTGGGCGTCTTCCTTCAAAGCCTGTAATGCCGCTGTTGCTTGACCATGAATCCGCGGGTTTATGTTCGCGGCCTGCAAGGCAACGTCTACTTTGTCGGCAAGATCAATAGATGCCTGCGGAGTGAGAACCACGCCAGCGTTCTCGGCAGTTTGGTAGGCCGCTTGTGATTTATCCTTAATCTCTTGCGTAGTCGGCAACTTCACGCCTTTAGAAGCCGCGAAGGCAGCTACGCCACCTGTAACGGCTCCAGTCGCCGCCCCCATCGCAGCGCCCTTCCCAGCTTGTGCTAATCGATCCTCAGGAGTTGTCCCGGCTCCAGCTCCATAAGCTGCTCCATAGCCAGCGCCTTCAAGTGCCCCCGCACCGATTGCGCCTGGGATTGAGGTCGCCCTCCCAGCGAGCGTCAGTCCACCTTTGGCGAGATTGCTACCGAGTGCCGTACCACCGACCAAGTTACCTTCTGCCGTGAGATAGGGATGCTCTTGAGCGGACTGAGCCAGTTGGCGCCGAGAGGCATCGAGCACTTGCTGGTTCCGTGCCTGATATTCCTCCGGACTATTGATGGTCTGCTGCGATAGAGGAAGGTCGCGCTGATCTGCCATCGCTGCTCCAGCCGCCATCTCATCGCCAGTGTTGAATGTCGCCCCTTGCAAAGCACCGAGCAGAGTTGCTTTGATCGCAGACGGCGCGCCCTTCAGTCCTTCCTTGACAGCATCGACCCAGGAGTTACCGTATTTCGCTTTGAACTGCGGCGAGCTCGGATCGTATCCACCTGGATTCGAGGCCATGAGTGCAGAGTGATCTTGCGGAGCCGGAGGCGCAACTGGAGGCGGCTGCGGACCCGCCATCTGGGTCGGATGAATCTGCGGATAGTTCTGCCTGATTGCAGCGGCCATATCCTGTTGGCTCATTCCATCGGGGAACTTGAGCGTTCCAACACCAGGAACATTGACCCTCTGAACCATTACTTGAACGTCCCTGTAGCTGGGTCATAGGTCAGCACCGATTGACCCGATGAGCCGCTATCAGAACTGCCAAACTTATCGCGCCAAATGCCTTCTTCCGCAGTTCGCGCCTTGGCCTTCGTTTTCTTCACCTCCGCACTGTCTCCTGGTTGCGGGAAAAAGGTTTTCCAGGCGTCAGAAATTTCTTGTGGATTTGTGTTTGAACCAGACTTCAGAAAGACGTAATTAGTGATCCACTGCTTAGCCGCGCTTTCATATTGTCGATAACCTTCGCTCGTCAAAGTATGTGTCACCGGATTCGAGGCAAGCGCCGCGTTCTTCATGTCGGAACTGTCAATGGTTCCGGCTTTCTCATATCCGTTTATCCGACTACCAGCCTCGCTCATGCTCGTAACAAGACCTAGATTCTTCTGCGCTACCTCGTTCGGCGGCTTGGGCGCTGAATATGGCTCCGCGCCAGCAGCCTGAGAGCGCGGCGTAAGAACTCCCTTGCCGGTCTTGGGATCGACCGTAGGCACAAGAGGTTCAGTATTGATATTGCTCGCACCAGCTCTGCGGATCTGCTCTTGGTACTCTACAAAGCTGCCCTTGTAACCGCCCTTCACGGCTAGCGCGTAGTTCTGTGCGTCGGTCGTGTCTTTATCTGGCGCGGCCGGCACGCCAGCAATCGCTTGGCTGCCCTGGTATCTGACCTGGCCAGGACTTAGCGTGTAAGCCTCCGGCTTCTGCTGCTGCGGCATTGCTTGCTGCATCGCCATTGAGGCCATTGCCTGCGGACTCTGTGCTAGAACACCAGCTAGTGCACTTCTCATCGCTCCAGTAGGACCCTCAGTCGGAACCGAATAAACATCGGGCGGCTGTCCGTCCAAGTTCTCTAGCGGGATCTTGGTCTGCATAGAGCCGCCGACGAGCTGGTTAGCCATCGCTTTGTTATTGGCCTGCTGCGCGGCTTGAGACTTCTGATCTTGCCTTGCGAGCAGTGCCGCAATGATCGGAGCCGAAGCGATATCGGCCGACTCTGCAACTGATCGTGATGGACGCCCGTTGTTCTGTAGAGCTCGAGCGAGAAGCTGTTGGACAAAGATCGAGCGAGAGGGATCTGATTGAAGCTGCACTGAGAAGGGATTGTGGCCTCGATATCTGCTAGCCATTTCGTAGTGCTCTCGCTAGAAGTTGTTGAACTAACGCCGACCGTGTTGGATCACTGGACTGTAGTTGATACGCCATTTGCTGTTGCTGCTGTGGTCGTCGCGGTTGAGGCAGAAGTCCCCGGAGTTGGTTGCCGAGTTTGAGCCAATGACTGGCCCCGCCGGCCGTCTGAGCCCCCGCCCCCGTCCCCGCACCCGCGGTTGCAGCCTCTGGCCCCAGCGCGCTCCCCGTGATACTCGCCCCCGGAGCAACATAGGGCGTCGTGGTCGCGGCTGCCCCGGCCCCGCCTGTCCCCGCCCCGGCCCCCGCTGTTGCCCCGCCCGCCCCGCCTAGCGCCCCAGCAAGCGCCGAGGCCCCGCCGACGACACCAACGAGACCCGCTACATCCTTGGTCCAGTCGATGACATCCATCCCGCCGCTGTACTGCTTGTGGCGGGCGTCGCTCGTCGCCTTGATGTCATCGAGCGTGATGCCGTTCTGCGCGCCGAAGTTCTGGATGTAGGGCGTGACTTGTCCGCCCGACTGATTGTAGGCATCGACCAGGAGCTGCAGCGCTTGGTCTTTCGACACAGGAGCGGAAGGAGCCGAGCCGCCGACTTGAGTCTTCGCAATAGCCGCCTGCACGGCCGCTGCTTGATCTGGCGTGAGCTTCGACCAGTCGAGCGCCATGCTTAAAGTGCTCCGTAATCCACGGCGAGATAACCGTTCTTCATGGACACGAAGTAGATCGGAACCTCGTCAGCAAGCACGCCTAAGCCGAAGCCATTGAGCCCAAGTTTCTCGGCCGCTTTATTCCAGACCCATAGATAGACGTTGTAGGACTTGTATCGGCCGATCTTCTGAATGGCGCTCTTGAGCCTGCGATCGGAGAAGATTTGACTAAGGCTTCCTGGATTCTGAATTATTGCCCCGCCAAGAGTGCCTCCAAGATTCGCCATCGAACCCTTCTTAGATCCCGCGTTACCGGCTTGAGTGTTGTAGTTGCTCTGTTGAGCGCTTTGTTGCAGCGCGTAGGGATCGATGGCATTGATCGAGCCAGGAGGCGAGAAGCTGCTTAACTGCGGAGTCTGGACTTGCTGTAGTCCAAGCAGAGACGCGAGCTGATTGAACTGCGCATTCTGCTGCGTACCGGCTTCGTTGAAGGCTTGACCTCGTGTGGCGTTGGCCTGACCAGCAGCAGTATTTTGATTAGCAAACTGCTGGTTTTGGTTTTGATACCCCTGTTGGATTACATCATTGCCGAACAGTTGATTTTGTAAGGCTTGATTATAGGCTGTAGTACCAAGACCAAATTGCTGCGTCTGAGCCTGATTACCGAATCCAGCGGCTGTCGCTTGGGCATTAAAGATTGCTTGCTGATTGGCGTTGTTCGCGTCGGCCTGACTGAGTGCAGCTTGGTTTCCAAAATTACCCTGCGTCAGTCCTGCGCCGAATTGTGCTTGTGCTTCATTAGTCCCAGCCCCCCTCAGATTGAGCATGTCTGAAAGTTGTCTGGATGCGTCCTGACCGCCATATAGAACGGCTTGATTAGCCAGGTTGCTGAAGGTTTGATTTTTGTTAGTCAGGAACTGATTGATTTGATCGTTATAGGCTGCCCCGCCGGATTGCAGTCCTTGATTAGCTAGCTTCTGATCGAGCGCGTTCTGATCTCGGCTGAACTGCTGATTGAGCAATCCAGATGAGTTGTTATAGAAAGCGTTCGCAGCGTCTTGATTGAAACCCTGATAGTTTTTGGGGAGCGGATTCGCACCACTAAAATCAAGATTACCAATGGATCTTTGGAGCGTTGGATTCTGCAAATCTCCAAGCCCAGGAATTGAAGTCTGAAGCCCAGGAACCGACTGCGGGGTGATGCCTATATTGTTTAGCTGGGGGGCAAGAGGAACCTGACTCTGAGAGACCGTCTGTAATCCAGGAACGTTATTGCCAACCCCAAACCCAGCATAGGGATTGCCCTGTGGAAGCGAACCAAGTTGCTGTTGAGCCTGATTCAGTACTCCCTGGCTGATTCCCATCTGCCCGCTGAAGAGGTTCTGAAGCTCGGGGCTAAAATTGAGCGTCGCGGTGTTGTTGTCGGGACCGCCGTAGGTCAGGCTTCCATAGGGCGTGATCTGGTTGACCCGATTCGCCTGAGCCTCTGTATTGATGATCTGGTTAGGATCAGGCGGAGGCGGCGGCGACGGTTGCGACTTCTTTCCCATGACTTTCTCCTAAGCCCCCCAGTTTCTAAGCATCTGGCCGAGAAACCCTTGGTTAGGACTCGGCGGACCGCCCTGCACTGAGGAATTCTTCATGCCGCCCTGTTGCTGCGGCGGCCCCTGCTGCATTTGCGCATAAGGCATTCCTGTCTGGTCTCTTCCTTGGTCAAATCGAGTAATTCCAAAGCTTGGTGTAAATGTCTGCTGCTGAGGCGGCTGCGGCGGCTGCCATGGACCCTGCATCTGTGAACCCTGAATCTGTTGACCCACTTGCGGAGCTGGAGCGATCGGCTGAGGCGGAGGCTGTTGTTGCGAGGATCATTCCAGAGATCCCACCACCAGGAGGCGGAGGCGGAACTTGTGGCTGAATTTGTTGGGCCATGACAGGAGCGGCACGCAATTGATATTGCTGCTGCGGCATCGGCATCGTCCGCATCATGCCGCCCTGACCGCCCATCATCTGACTCTGATTAGGCGCGGGTGGCCGAAAGGATTGACTCTTGCTTCCCAAGATACTTCTCCACGAATTCGGTTCTGAGTAGTCCGTAGCTGAAGACGGTCTCTAAGTTTGCGGCACTGTGTCGGTGACAGCCTTCCTCTTTGAATCCAATCCCCGTCAGGAGCTTTCGAGCTCGACGGTTAGACTTCTTCACAAGAGCCGTCACTCTCTGCGTCTTGAGCTGGATAAAGGGGTAACTCAGTATCCAAGTGACCACTTGCTTCGTGGCCCAACGCGGTGAGTCGGCGGCGAAGTTGAGTTCGATGTCGAAGGTCTTGAAGTTGTTGTAGGCACTGACGGCGATTAGACGCTCGTCTCGCCATACCCCAAGACACGCACACTGACCGAGATTGGATTGCAGGCGCAGTTCGATCCAAGCCTTCAAGAACTGATTGCGTTGCTCAGTCCCCGGAAACTCGATCATGCGGCTTCCGCAATCAATGGATGTCCGCCGCTTCATAGGCATAGTCGATGCTGTGCCAAGTGGGCGTGAATCCATTCACCTCGCCTCGTGAGTAGTACTGCACGGTCTGACCAGAACCCACGGCTGTCAGCCACTCAGAGCGCGTCTGCGGGTTCTGGCTCCATGAAGAGGTATCCCAGGGCGAGGTATTCCACGGAGTCCCTAGCGCCTCTGTGGTGCTGTCCTGAATGAACTCCGGCAACTGATAGTCATACCCAAGCCCAGTAGACTCGGAGAGTTCGCCGTCGCCAGACACCACGCTGCGATACTCGAGCACGTTCACCTTGGCACCGCCGCCAAGCCTTGCGGGAGCCGTAGCAAATTCCCACGGTATTGCCGCTCCTTCATCCGTGCTGCCACCAAAGACACTGATATTCCCGTCCGTGCTCCCAAAATACAGGCGGCCATTGAACACTTCCCAGCGGGTTGCTCTGATCGTCCAGTGCGCCGGCGTACCGTTGTTGAGGTTCAAGACGTGCTGCTCGAAGTGACTCACATCTACCGGGACGTTGATGATCCGAAGTCCGAGATGCGGCACGAAGAGAATCTGCCAACCTGATAGCCCCGACTTCTCCCTCACCGCCTGTTGAGCAGCACCGACCAACTTCGACGGCGGAGCAAGACCCTGCGTCTGGAAGTCTCTCGGAAAGACGTTGTAGTCGAAGCTCGTCACGGCGTGGATCTGACCGGAGAACTGCTCCACGGTGATGATCTTGCCGGCCGTGAACCGACCGACTATCGCCCAGTCGTTGGCGTTAGAAGGATCGCTTCCCTGATAGGCAAGTACCTCCCCGCTCTGCAGAAAGGCGACGAAATAGTCGTCGGGTCCGTTACCCCCGTCCACCGTCCAACTCTTGATGTCGATGACGTTGCCGCCGGAATTGGAGACTCTATCGAGCGGGAACCTCGTGAGCAGTCCACCGAGCGCATTGACCGCGGAGTAGTAGAACGCCGGTTCGTCCCCCGTCGCGAAGTAGGAACGGGACTTGAAGATATGAATGATGCTCAAGCGTTCGGGTGCTGCGATCCCGCTGATCGGCAATGGCTGATAGACCGAGCCCGTCGAGGGTGCGTAGGAGATCGCGATCGGATCATCGGCCCCATTCACCATCGCGAGGAAGCCGTTCATGGCGCCCGACTTCCAGTTGCTTCGCGTGCAACCCGTCTTGAGCGAGACCGCGCTGGTCGAAGTGATGTCTACGAGCTCGCCCCCCGTACAGGAGTAGAAGCGCGGCCCATAGGGCGTGTCGAAGTTCTTCAGGAACTCCACATTGCCTTGACCGCCATGAGCGTGATGGGTATAGCCGTCCCTGACCCTGACCCCGTTCTCATCCGAGATCATGTTGGTGAAGCGAATCGCGTCGGTCGAAGGCATGTCGGAGATGGCGTCGCGAGTGTTCCAGCCGCCAAAGGGCGCCGGTAGCGAGGTCTCGTTACGTGCCAAAGTTCGTCTCTCCAACATTCGCCGCCGTGAAGATGTCGTCGTCACGCGGTGCCCAGATGGTGAGATCCGGCATTCCACCGTCTCGAGCAAAGGCTTTCAGCTTCTCCCGTTCGTACTCCATGGCGTTCATGTCGAAAGGTCGGCCGTTAGCTTTTAGCCAGCGAACCTCGACCCCGAGTTCATAGACCAAGTCATCGAGCAAGAGACAATCGGTGTCCGCCTTCCACTGGGTCTGTCGTGTACCACCCTTCGCTCGGCACCAAGTATTGGTCACGTAGTAGAACGTCACCTGCTCCGAGCTCGTCGGCACCGGATCGATGAAGAAGCGATTGCTATTGGCATCGGCCCGAATCTGAAAGCGGTCAAAAAGTCCCAATGTCGTGATACCGGACTTATTCGACTGCCAGCGCTGAGTCGTCACGGGTCCGTCCATCGGAATCGACTCGCTCACAGTCCAGAAGGTGTTGTCGATGAAGTGATCGAAGTCGGTGGGGAGTGAGTAGGACTCAGCCGACGAAGCGGTCGTGATGATGTTGCGCTTGACGAGAATCTTCCAGTTCATCCGCGAGAGCGTTCTACCCTCCATCTGCATCACGCCAAGAATCTTCCGGGCGTTCAGCGCATTGTTACCGACGAGCGTAGAGAGGGTCTGATAGCCCGTGCGCAACAGGATGTTGTTCGCTATCTCAAGCGGCGTCGCTGGCATCTTCGTCCTTCACCTTCGGGGGTCGGCCCCGACGTTTGGGTGTCTCAACCGACTCGCCTCGATCAGCCAGTCGGTTCTTCAGAGCTTCAACCTGGAGCTTCAGCGTCTCGATCTGTTCCCGCATCTGGCCCATGTAGCCCGCATTCTTGGACGACTTGAGCCAATCCGAGCACATGTACTTAAACGTGATGAGCTGCGCCCGGATCAGTCGTTCATCCGGCGTCTCCACCAACTGCTCGACGGTATAGATTTTCTCCGACTTGCATGCCGCCACATTGGCCGGAGTCGCAAAGGCGCACATCTTGATCGGCATTCCTTCCTGCGGCTCAACCTCGCCCGCCTTGAAGGCGTCGTAGCGAGTCTTGAACCGGACCCGATCAGCCGGCGTCACGGGACGATCGATCTGATCGATGTTACTGATGAAGACGTTGAGATACTCGACGTTGTCGTACGAGCCATCCGATTGCTTGACGGCTTCATAGCGAAACGTCACCAAGAGCCCGCGATCTGGATCACCCCCCGCCTTCTCTCTGCGATACGCCGCAATGTCGAATCCACCTTCAGCCATATGCTCCTCCAACCTTTGTGAGTCTCAAACAGTCCGCGCGTTCTAGTTGTGCCTTCGTTCGGTGCCACTCGTCGGAGTAGTCACACTTGCGATAGAAGTCAAAGCAGGGAGATCCCAAAGTGAAATGAACCAGCTTGGCCTTGGCGTCGTAGGGCTTCTCGCCAACCAAGTGATTCCACTCTCCTGGGATCTCACCAATCTCGTCATCCTGTAACCACTGGAAGCGGTGCAGCGTCTTGCCCCCGGCGCTTGAGGCGAAGTCTCGCGTGACGATCCGGTTCCTGGGATGTCCGCAGTTCCACAAGACCATCGAACTCCAGTTCTTCCTGGGGTAGTCCTCGTTCCTGCTCTCCAGAGCGGTCCCAATCGACTTCAAGCTGTGCCGAGTCTTGTAGTCATGCTTGACCACCATCACCGCTTTGGAGTCATCCCTGAGTGCCCAGAGCTTCGCGATGTCGTCGCGGAACAGCATGTCGCTGTCGCAGTAAAGCGCCCAGCCGTTGAAGCCCATTACCCACGGGATCAGGAAGCGGGAGTAGATGAAGGCGTTCGTCCCGTCCTGCTGACCGTCGAAGTCCTTCAGCATCCGCGTATGGAGCGGAATCTCCGCGACCGGAATCGACGCGGTCTCCAAGATCGATTGGTTCAAGACGTGATAGACAACCGACTCTCTCGGGTCATAACCAACAAAGAGCGGTATCACGCCGCTGGATTGAAGCGCCATGCGTTCTCCTCTGGCACGTCATGGAAGTCGATTCTCGGAACATCCCTCATGTTCACCTGCACCAGCTTGATGATCGAGCCATCCTTCGCACGATCCGCTACCGGGAGAACCGTATAGGGCGCCTGGATGTTACACATCACGGTCTGCGCACCCATCTTCGGGATGTGACAGCCGTAGTAGTAGTCGTCCAGAATGATGATCCCTGTGGGCTTCACGACTTCGAGTACCGTCAAGAAGTCACTCTTGATCGTGCCCTGCGAGTGACCCCCATCAATCACCGCAAGATCCACGAACGGCTTCTTGCCCTTGACGTACTTCGGTAACGTCTCTCGCGTGTTGCCCTTGATGAGCTCGATATCGTAGGACTTCAAATACTTCCTCGCGTCCTCTTCCGTCACCCGAGCCTTGGCGTTGTTCTCCAGCTCATTGATGTTCTCGATCTCATCCACGTCTTCCCAAAGGTCAAAGCCGATGTACTTGACCTTCGCGTCCTTGCCGATCTCGTTCATCATCCTGGCGGCGTTGTGGCCGTTCCAGGTGCCGATCTCTAAGATCACTTTCGGCTTGTGCGCCTCGCACCATGAGTAAATCTGACCGAATCTATTCACTTGACTCCTCCAACCAATTTCATTTTCAAAGGCCCCTTGTAGTGAGCCATGTAAGGGGCGAACACGCTTTGCCTCATCACGTTGTCAAACCCCTGCCCAGTCGGGGTTAAGTTCTTACCCTGTCCGCTCCGAGCCCAATCGAAGGCGTGACAGTCCGTCCAACCGTTCTGTAGGGTGTAGATCCCTCCGTGATACATATATCGATACTTGGCCTCAAAGAGCGGCCAGTTCTCATGCTTCGGGTTGAAGCCCACCAATCCCGTCTCGGTGTAGGAACTGCGCCCCATGAAGGTCGTGAGTTCTGACTGCTCCAAGAGGTCTTCAGGCGGTGTCGCACCCATCAGGACATCGGCGTCGATCCACCAGAAAGGTTCTCCGTCCTTCGCCGCATCAAGCTGGGCGAAGACCTTGTGACAGAACCGCTTCGCGTCCCAGAGGAAGCCTTTCATCGGGAACGGCGGCGGGAGGGCTAGAAAAGCAGTCCTCTCGTCACTATCAAAAGGCCGGAACTCGATCCCATCGAGCGCCGGAGGAGTTTGGCTCTCAATGTAGGCTCGGATCGAGCCCGGCCAAAACTTGACCATCCGAGAGAGACAGACCCTTGCGTACACGTCCCAAGCGTTAGCGGGGAACGTCGTGATCGCTAAGGGAGACACGTCGGCGAACCCTCTTTGTAGAGGAGCCGATTGATGTGCTGGATCATGCCCTGACCGTATGCCCGCACGGTGAAGGGGTCATGGTCCTTCTGCATCGATTTCAGGAGCTGCTGATACTCCGTGCACTGACTCGCCATAGCTCTGTCAGCCCAGAAGCCTCTGCGATCTGTACCTTCACCGACGAAGACCTCGATCGCTTTCTCGCGATCCTTCTCGTCCTTGCCGTCACAGATTTCGCCATTGACCTTGCGGAGCGTGGGCTTCTTGTCGTTCGGCTTGGCAAGCGAGAGACAGCAGTCGTAGCCGTAGAGATGGAACTTTCTAAAGCCCATTGCGTAAGCAAGCACTATGGACCGCAAACCAGACGTTGATCCGCCCGGAATGAAGTAGTGCTGAAAGATCGGCGAGCCTTCCTCTTGGCTCCACTTGAGCAAGTTGTCGGTGAGCAAGTGCCAGATGATGACTTGCTCCCCTCGTGCGATGAGGGAGTCGAATAGAGTCGGATGACACTGACTCGCGATGAAGTATTTGCACTCCACCGCCTTCTTCAAGAAGTTCTCTTTGTGAATCCGCTCCAGTGGATCAACTGCAATCCCGAAGTGCGGGTTCATGCCGTTCTCGAGCAGGAAGTCGTGTCCTCCCTTGATGCCGAAGAACATATAACGGCTTCGCGGTCCCGCCTCGCGATACTTCTTCTGCAGGTTCTTCACCTGATCGCGAACCGAAGGACCGGAACCGACTAGTACAGCTTCAAGCCCATGCGGTTCGAGCGTGGGGATGAAGAACTTGATGCCGAGCTTCGCGCAGTACTCGACGTTCCCTCTGATGGTCGGGAAGTCAGCCACACAACGAGCCAGGATTTTTAAGGGTGCAAGATTCTGCGGTACGCCACTCAAGACGCTCCTCCTATTTCAAAACAATGGAAAGAAAAAGCCCCTAGGCCTACTAGGGGCTTCGTTAGCTATTACGCCAACTGATCGCGGTCGAGGGTGATGTTCCTCCAGATTGCGCGAGGTGCGGACGCCGACGTGGCCGACTCTTGAATCCAAAGATTCGCGAGTGCCTTGCCGGAAGTCGCCGCATCGTCAATCGTGCCACCCGTTGCCGTGAGGTAGGGGATGATCCCCATCTCCATGGCAGCGCAGTTGACACGACCACCGATTGCGCAATCGATGTGCAACCACCCATAGGCCGACTTTCCGATGCTCGTCTGAGCCACCGCAAAGAGCCTACCGGACACGTTCGTCAACGAGGCCGGATACGCATCCACGGACTGCGCAGCCGCGGCCGAAGACGGGCCATAGACGCACAGCGCGTACGTAGGAATCGCCGACTGCGCTTGGACAAGAATGACCTTGCCCACCGCCGTATCGACAATCGTCCCTTGTGCGTGCGGGAGTGCATCCGCGCTCGTATAGACCGTGTTGAAGTTCACACCCAATTGACCAACCGCAGTGTCCTTAAGAGTCCAAGCTGTATCGCTCATGTTGGTGCTCCTTTAGGCGTGCAGCACACCCTGAAGACCGGCGTTACTCATCGTGAGATTGCCGGCCCACAGAATGGGCTTAACGGTTGCGTCCTGACTCAAGGACAGTTTCTCGCTCATCGGCTCCATGTTCGTCCCTGAATGAACAGACCAGTAGATATAGTCCGTGTTCAGAAAGTACATTCTTGTTGCCGATAGACCCGAGCCCCAATCGTTCGCTGCTCCAATCGCCTGCCCGCCGTCGAGCACGACATCGGCGTCCACGAACTGGAAGGACTTCCAGCCGCGCACACCTTTGTCAGCCTCGTTCAGACGTTGGATCGGAGTGAGACCCGACCAGAAGAGATTGTAGTACGTCGCGCCCGCCACGATGAGATCGGGTCGATCCACACCGCGCGAACACGCCGTCCACAACGTCATCATATTGGTCAGGAGCTCGGTGGAGTTATCAGCCGAGGTCTGGGTCTTCGTCTGGTTCTGCCAGAAGGCGAAGTTCGCTCGGTTGATGCCACCCGGACTCCCCGTGGTCGGAGTGTCCGCGACCTGGGACTGAAGTCCCGTGATCTGCTTGCCTGCGCTGCCCGAGCCGTCCGAGTAGATGCCGATGCTGATTTGATTCGACATCGTCTTCTCCGCGTTTCGAATACGGGAGGCGATCAGTCGCAAAGACTGTTCGGCACCCGCGTTCTGCACGCGGTTCTCAAGACCGGACCAGGACACGTTGACTGCTGCTTGCTTCCACGCATATTCCGCAGCCGTAAAAACGTCGCTGGGACTGATGTCAAGCTGCTCGTAGCCCGAGTAGTACTTGAAGGTCGCGTTCTCCGCGTACTCAAGTTCCTTGACGATCGTCCGACCACCGTCCAGAAGATCAATGTTCCCCTTGGCCTCAAGCCGCGAGAGAAGGGCATTGCTCTTTGAGACGTTGTCAGCGAACTCTTTCTTACGGTTACGGAGTGTCGTGGTCGTGATTTCGTCCAGATTTGGACTTGCCATGACTACTTAACTCCTAGTGATTGTTGAGTTGCTTCGCTGTTTCCGCTAAGGCACCCACCCAGCCACCGACTTCCTTCAACGACTTCCGCCCCGCACTCTTGTCCGTGTCGGAAGAGGGAAGAGTCTCCGCCGTCTTGGCTTTACGCACTTTCTCCATGCGCGCCTTGTCGGCTTCCTTCTTCGCTTCCTTCTCGGCCTTCTCGACTTCCGCTTTCATGGCTGCCTGTCGATGCTCAGGCAGGGTCCAGGCCGTGGCCTCATAGGCTTCGGCAAGACTCTTCCCTTGCTCAACAAGAGGGGCCATGAGATGGCGGACCTTCTCGAAGTGCGGATACTTAGCGGTTCCAGCCTCGTCCTTGGCGTCTTTGAACGCTTGGATCTGGCCGGTGAGTTGACTGTCGGTCTGCTGGACTTGGCCTTGTCTCAATAGCGCCAGTTCCTGCCGGGTTTGATCCAGCTGGGAACGTAGCGCGCCAATGGACGGATCTTCGTTTGGATCGGGTCCCACAAGTCCCAGTTGTTCTGGAGTGAGCTTGTTCGCCATGACATAGTTCCTGACTACGGCCAAGGGATCGCGCTGCACGTTCATATAGAGCTGCATCGCCTGCGCTAGGTGCGGGGCAATGTCGGCTCCCTGACGTTTCGCGATTTCGTCGTAGGGCTTTAGAACTTCATCGAGTCGCTCATAGCGCCGTCTCGTATCACCGATCTCCTGAGTCTTCTTGGTGTAGTCACCTTCTAACTCCGAGTGGCGATCGAGCAGGAACTTCTGAGACTCTTTGTCTAGCGTGGTGAACCGGGTCTTTACGTCGTCTGTCCACTTCTCAAGCGGCTGTAGGGCATCGGACTTCGCCGACTCTACAACCTTGCTTTCCCCCTGTTTCTCAACCGTTGTTGATTGAGCGGATGGAGATTCCGTCGCACTCTCGGACACGGGTGCGTCCGAGGTTGCAGTCTTGAATTCTTTGAGTAGAGCAGTCTCCCAGTTGTCTACCTGCGATTCCGAAGTGTCTGCTCGGTCTGTTTCAGGTTCCATAAAAGTCTCTCCTCTCTTGCCTTGTCTGAGACGAGATTGGGGTTGTCATCGGACATCCCGCCGTTTCTCGTCATGTAGTCTTTTTCGTTGCCGATCTCTTGGAAGTTGTTCCGCCGCAGGAACTCCCGATGCTCCTTGCGTGAGCTAATCACCTTGCCGGCCATGTCGCCCGCCACCGCCACATAAGGCTCGATGTCGGGGACGATGTGATGGACTTGAACCTTCTGTCCGTACTTCTTCATCCACTGATGAAGCGGGATGAGGGACTTAGTTTCGGGGTCGTACCGGTACGTTCTGCGCACTCTTTTGCCTCTGCTGTTGCATGGCCTGCTGATGCGACTCGGCGTTCATCTTCATCTTCTGGTCGTGATCCATTTGCTGCTGGCCGACTTGCTGTTGAGCAATCTGCTGATCCGACTGCGCTTGAACCTGTGCGGTCTGTAGCTCTTGGTCGCTCTTAGCCTTCTCGAATTGCAGCTTCATCACCATCTCTTGGAGCTTCATCTCGAGCTCCTTCTGGCGCATTTGCATTTCCATCATGGCCTGCTGCTGCTCGAGTTGGGCCTTCTGCTGGGCTTGCTGCTGATCGACTTGCGCCTGCTGCTGCTTCATCTGCATCTCAGCCTGCATCTTCTGCATCTCGGGATCAGGCTTTGGAGGCGGCGGAGGCATTCGCTCGAGCTTGTCGAGCGTGTCCTCGATCTCCTGGCCCCACTTGAACTTGCGCAGATAGGACTTGAGAAGCTGTAAGGCCAGCTCCATCGGCAAACCTTCCTGAACGAGCGGTCCCATCGCCGTCAGGAACTCGGTCACGGCTTGAAGCGCTTGGGCCATGTTGGCCTGCTCGCGTTCCTCGTCCGGGGCCACCGTGGAGTCGGTCTCAATGTCCAGGTGATACTGACGCTGTAGATCGTCTTGCAGCAGCATCCTGAGCTCAGACGGCACCTGAAGACCTGTCATGCGTTGTAGCGTGTCGGACGAGAAGTGCTCGCAGAGGATCTCCCCTGCGATACGCAGCACGTCTCTAAAGTAGTTCTCGACTCGCTGTTGAGGCGTCTGAGCCCTGCGGGAC